CTTTTATAGGAGGAGTAAAGACGAATAATGAGAAATATAACCTAATTTTGTGTCAATCTAAGAAAAAATTGAGTACTATTCGTAAAAAATTGTTGCAAACCGACTATTATACCTACTGGACAGAAGATTATCTCAAAGAAATCCTTGGGGATGACTTCCAATACGCAGAAAAAATCACTGACGAAGAATAAAATCAATAATCTTTGACATTTCGGGATAGCAACCCCGTAAAAAGTTCTGATTTTTTCAAATCAGGAGCTAAAATGTCAAACTTATTCGTAGATAGAGACCCAAATTACATGCGTGAAAAGTGGGGAACCACAAAGTTGGTTACAGATTATGGTGCAAGTCCTCAAAAAAGAGTAATTCAAGAGGTTATGCACGACTCAGCACCTCACCATGATTTAAAGAAACAAACCGACCTTCATGAGAAGATTCGTAATGATGAAGATTACGATGATTGGGAGTATGGCACTGAGCCAACCTATGGTAAAAAGTGGTAAAAATGTCTTATACATATAATAAATACCCTTAGTTTGAGTAATGACTACGATTTCTCGCAGATTTAAAGACATAAGTCTCTCGTTTGTGAGAAATCCTGTAACTAATGATATTTTACCTATTAACAATGAGGATGCGATTAAAAAATCTGTTATCAATCTAGTGAGAACTAGAATGGGTGAAAGAGTTTTTAATTCGCTTTTGGGATCTAGTGTTGAAGATTCTATGTTCCAATTACAAACTCCAGAGATGTCTTATTCTCTGGAGTTGAACATTACAACTCTTTTAGAAAATTATGAACCTAGAATTTCATTATCTTCTGTTTTAGTTACATATCCGGATGATTCTAATCAAATCAATGTAAGAATAGCGTATACTATAATTGGTATACCTGTCCCGGCTCAAACTATAGACTTCATATTACAACCAACTAGAGTCTAATGTCATTCAATCAATTCACAAACTTAGATTTCAGTGATCTTAAGACTCAGATCAAAGATTATTTGCGTGCGAACGGTCAATTTACTGACTTCGATTTTGAGGGTTCAAATTTTTCGGTTTTAATTGACTTATTAGCATATAATAGCTACATAACTGCCTACAACTCAAATATGGCAGTTAATGAAATGTTTCTTGATAGTGCCACTCTTAGAGAAAATATAGTATCCCTAGCCAGAAACATTGGTTATTTACCCAGATCAAAAAGATCATCAAGAGCTTTAATAAATTTTAGCGTTGATATGAGTCAAACAAACGCTAGAAGTGTAAAGTTACTTGCAGGTCAAGTATCTCTTGGTGCAGTAGTTAATGGAAATTATATTTTTTCAATACCGGAAGATATTGTTACTCCAGTAAATACGGACGGAATTGCTATATTTGATAATTTACAAATTTATGAGGGAATATATTTAACAACAACTTTCATAGTAGATGAATCTCAACCAAACCAAAGATTTGTTCTACCTAATATTGGAATTGATACCACCACAATTCGAGTAAAAGTTATAAATCAAGTAACAGAAATTTATAATCAATATGATACTCTATTAAATGTTGGTAAAGATTCAAGAATTTTCTTGATTCAGGAAGTAGGAGATACTAAGTACGAAATTAGATTTGGTGATAATATTATTGGTAAAAAACCATCTAATGGAAGTAGAATAGAAATTAGTTATATTGTTACAAATGGATCTTCTGGTAATGGAGCTTCAAACTTTACTTTTTCTGGTAGATTAATTGATAATAATTTATTTGATGTTACCACCGGAATTTCATTAGTTTTAACTCAATCTAAATCTGAAAATGGTGATAATATTGAATCGATGGATTCTATTAAATATTTCGCACCGAAAGTCTATGCATCTCAATATAGGGCAGTGACATCAAATGATTATAAATCACTTATTCCATATGTTTATCCAAACGTAGAGTCCGTAAATTCTTATGGTGGTGATGAATTGGATCCACCGGAATATGGAAAAGTTTTTATATCAATAAAGCCAAGAAACGGAACGTTTCTTTCCGAAATTACAAAGCAGAATATTCTAAGTACAATTAAAAAGTATTCAATTGCAGGTATTAAACCGGAAATAGTTGACTTATCTTACTTGTACGTGGAATTGGATGTTTCAACTTATTATAATGTCAATCTACTAAGTAACCCAGAAATAGTAAAAACAAAAGTAATTGACACTTTAACCGCATATTCTAACTCCAAAGATGTTAATAGTTTTGGAGGTAGATTCAAATATAGTAAAGTTGTTGGACTAATAGATGATTGTGACAAATCAATTACATCTAACATAACAAAAGTTAAGATGAGAAGGGATTTGAATCCAGAGTTAAATACTTTTGCAACATATGAACTTTGTTTTGGTAATGAAATACATATTAAAACTGGAGGATACTCTGTAAAGTCTACTGGATTTTTTATTAATGGTGTTTCTGATGTCATTTATATGGCAGATGCGGCATCACCTACAAATAAAACTAAAGGAATTATATTTTTCTTTAAATTGGAAAATAATCTTCCAGTAATTATAAAAAATAATGCTGGTACAATAAATTATAAACGAGGTGAAATTCTTTTAGACGTTGTTAATATAACATCGTCAGTGTTGGCAAATGGATTCATAGAAGTTCAAGCCATCCCAGAGTCAAACGATATTATAGGACTTCAAGATTTGTATTTGCAATTAGATGTTCAAAAATCTGTGGTAAATATTATAGAAGATGTTGTAAGTTCTGGTGAAAATTCTTCTGCAACCCAATATGTGGTTACATCAAGTTATCTAAACGGAAAGTATACGAGATAAAATGTCAGAAATTAAAAGAGTAAAAATCAGCTCGATCATTGGAACCCAAATTCCAGAATTCTTATCCATAGAATCTCCGCTTTTTAGTGAGTTTCTTGCACAGTATTACAATTCATTAGAATATCAGTCAGGACCGATTGATATCGTTTCTAATATTGTAAACTATAAAAATTCTAAAGCATTTAATAATGTAGAGTTAACTGAAAAAACTACTTTAACTTCTGATGTTTTATCTTTTGATGATGTTATAAATGTTGAGTCTACTAAAGGTTGGCCAGATTCTTATGGACTGTTGAAAATTAATGATGAAATTATCACTTACTTATCTAAAACTGAAACCTCCTTTCAAAATTGCATTAGGGGATTTAGTGGGATTGAGAACCTAGAATCTCTGGATAACCCAGAATTTTTGGTTTTCTCATCAACTAAGGCAGCCGAACATACGGATAATAGTGTAGTTCAAAATCTAAGTAATCTATTTTTGATCAAATTTTTTGAAAACTTTAAGTATGAGTTTTTACCTGGTTTTGAATCCAGAGATTTCTACAAAGATATTTCCATTGAAAATGTATCTTACAAGATTAAAGACTTATACAAATCAAAAGGAACAGATTTATCATATAAACTTCTCTTCAAAATTTTATATGGCGCAGATATTGAAATTATAAAACCACAAGATTATACCCTTTCACCATCTTCAAACTCTTATTTTATAACAAAAAATATACTAGTAGAAAAAATTTCTGGCGGTAATCCAATAGATATCAAGGGTAACTTTTTATTCCAAAACATAACTGGAATTGGTACTGTAAGTGCTTCAATTTTCAACGTTGAGTATCGACCAGTGGGAGAAAAAGAATTTTATGAAATTTCTTTGGATAGTACATCATTTAGTGGTAATTTTCAAGTTTCGGGTAAAACTAGAATACTGGAAGATGTACAAGTAAACAATAGTACTATTTTAGTTGATTCAACTGTAGGATTTGCTAATTCTGGAACTATCCTGGTAAAACCAAAAAATTCCGATTTCATTAAAGTAAGTTATACAGGAAAGAACATTAATCAATTTACTGGAGTTACAAACGTAACTCAATTTTTAGATTTTGGACTCGATTTAATCGAAGAAAAATTTGCTTTTAGTTATGTTGGAGTAGGAAATACTTCTAAGGTAGAGTTCCGAGTAGTTAATGTAATTGATAATATTGATTTTTCAAAAACTTCAAATTTAAGAGTTGGAGATAACATATCTTTATCTGGATTTGGTAAAGATTTGTATGATACTTATGAGTTTAATAGTTGGATCTATAATATTCCAACTAATCATAACATAAGAAGTATTTCACAAATTGATGCCACAAAATACAGAATTAATTTATTTGATAAAATTTATTTTTATCAAAATGAAATTATCTCACTTTCAGATAATCTAGGTAGTTCAATAGAAGCTAAGATTATATCCGTTGAATATTCAACTTCAGATTCAATTAAAAAATATAGTAATAGGATACTGATTCAAGTTATAAATCCAGGAACATACAATGTTTTAACTTCGAAAGTTGTAGGGAAGAAAATTTATAAGTCAAATCATTATAGCAATTATTTTCCAAATCTGGAAAATATTCCTGCAGGCATTCAAAATACATATATTGATTCTGAAGAAAAATATTTCTACATTACTTCGTCCGGATTACCAAATTATACAATTTTCTCTACAGATAATAAAAAGACTATATCAACCATAGTAGGAACTTCCACTACGGATACATTTAATGTTTTTAATCATAACCTGTTTAGTGGAGAATTAGTTTATTATTTGCCGGAAACATCTTCTGGAATATTAACAGGACTTTATTATGTCACAAAGATTGATGATAATAGATTAAAATTATCTTATAGTAAGTCTGATATTTTTTCAAGAAAATATATCCAATCCACTTCTACGATTACTAATGATTCTCTATATAAGTTTGGATATCAGAATAAAACTCTAAAACACCAGAAACTCTTAAAAAAATTCTATGTTGATAGTAGTAAACCGAGAGAGTCTTTTGATGATTTAAATGAAAGAACTACTTTTAACAGAGAAGTGGGGTTATTAGTAAATGGAGTTGAGCTATTATCCCCCAACTTATTTGATGAAAACATTTATTATGGCAATATTACTTCAATTAATGTCACTAACTCTGGACAAGATTATGATGTTATAGACGTTCCTCCATTAGAAGTTAAAGATGAGACTGGAACTGGGTTAAAAGCGCACCTAAACCTCTCAGGCAGTGTTAGAGAAATTAAAATATTAAACGCTGGATATGGATACCAAGAAAAACCAAAAATTACAATAACTGGTGGAAATGGTATCGGATGTATACTAGACTCCAACTTTGTTAAAACTAGAGTTTCTGCAGGATTTAAGGCTGATTTAAATGTAAGTACAGCAAATAACACTATACAATTTTTAAATACTATCCCATTTGAAGATGGTGAAGAAGTTGTTTATGATTCTAACAAAAATAGTAACGTACCCGGAATTGTAAATAACTCAACCTATTTTGTAGGCATTCTTACAGATAATAAGATTAAACTCTTTAATACTAAAACAAATGCTCTTCAAAAAGTAAATGAAATTGATATCGTTGGAGTTTCTTCCGGATTTCACTTCATAACAACATTAAAAAATAAAAATACTTTTACTAAAATTTATGTTAAAGAGTCTGGACAAGGATACTCAAATAGAAAAGTAAGAGTTCCATCAATACTTTCTGGAGATAATAGAAGTTCTGGAATTAATACTTTTGATTCGTATATCTTTGCAAAAAGCCACGGATTTAAAGATTTCGATCTTGTAAAGTATTCATATCAAGGTTCTGCAATAAGTGGATTATCGACTTCAGTACATTATTATGTCAAAATTATTGATGTCAATAAATTTAGATTATATGAAGCTGGAATTGGAACTACTTTAAATAATGAAAATTATGTAAAAAATAAATTTGTAAAATTAAATTCACTTGGAGTAGGTACTCACACTATTGGATATCCTCCTATCGAAATACGTGTAGAATCAAAATTAGCGATAGGATCTACAACTATAATAAATCCAGAACTTAAGCCAATTGTATTGGGATCAATCGAAGATGTTTATCTCGAAGATGGTGGAATTGGTTTTGGATGCACAAATATTATTAACTATCATAGAAGACCTAACGTAGGAATTGCAAGTATAACAGCTGAGGCAATTTTAAAACCAATTATTATTGATGGATCAATTGTTGATGTTCAAATTATTAACAGAGGAAGGGGATTTAGAGAAAATTCGGAAATTATAATTTATGGCGATGGCAAATATGCACAAATAGAACCTATTGTTGCGGATGGAAAGTTATCCAATGTAAACATTGTATTTGGTGGTATAGGATACAAGTCATCAAATACTATACTTGTATTGAAAAATAGAGGTCAAGATGCTAAGTTCTTAGCCAATGTAAAAGAGTGGAAAATAAATCAAGTTGCAAAAAGTAGAAATGTAATTTCCGAAGAAGATGATGGTGTGCTTTATCCAAGTAAAAACCCAAATTCGGAACTACAATTCTATAATTTCTATATTCCTAAAAAGTTAAGATATCAGTTATCTGATAATTTTACCGACGATAATAAAGAAAATAGTGGAATATTAAATCACTCACCAATTTTAGGTTATGCATATGATGGCAATCCAATCTATGGTGCCTATTCATATGATAAAACTAGTGGTGGATTCATAAGAAGAATGAATTCTAGCTATGTTTTAAATTTAAATTTAACTCCAGGAATAAGACCTCCATCGTTTGAAAGTGGATTTTTTATTGATGATTATGAATATGATGGATCTGGAGATCTTGATCAACATAATGGAAGATTTTGCATTACTCCAGAGTATCCTAATGGAACTTATGCATATTTTTGTACCATAGATGTTAATGCCTCTAATGAACCTATCCCAAGATATCCCTACATTGTAGGACCATATTTTTACAATAAACCATTAACTGAAAATTTCTTACCATCGTATAATCAGGATCTTGACATCTTTACCAAGAATTTAACTAGAAATGTAGGACCGTATTATTTAAATAGATCCAATTCATATTATGATTTGATTGATAAAGTATCGAATGAATACAAACAAGAGTTTTATGTAACCTCAATAAATTCTGGTAAAATAGAAGATGTTTCTATATTCTCCCCTGGAGATAATTATAAAATAAATGACCAAGTTGATGTTGACATAACAGATACAGAGGGAATACAATCAAATATAGTTGTAAGTGAACTAGATGGTAGAGAAATAGAGTCTTTCAGTTTATTTGAAGATTTAATTCCAAATGTAGAATTCTTTA